CGCCGTTTCAGCGCCTCATCAACGCCCCTGTCTACCATGCGCCGGATTAGCGTCGCGTCGCCGTTGAAATTGGCGGGAACCTCTACGTACACGTTCAGGTCGCCCCCCGCCATACCGCGCCCGTCGATGTCCCCGTTTTTCATCGGCAGCGCCGCTGCATATGATTCGCCGGTAGGCAAAACCGCAAATGGTTCGCCGCTGGAAAGCCAGATCGGGTAACTGTCGTTGGGGTAGCCGGGCGGGACTATTTGCCAGCCGTCTGTACCCGCAGCGTAGTTGTTTTTGCTGCCCGAGTTGCCCTTATCCGACGGCGCGTCACCGCCGGATTTGCCACCCCCACTGCCGGGCATCTGGGGGACGCCGCCTTCGGTTTCGATGATCACCTTGCCTCTTACGACCTTGCCGTCTATTTCGCTCAATTTACGCAGCAGGCTGCGTGCGTTGGCATGAGCCTCATCTGTGTCCAATGTCGCCTTTGTGGCGACAGACGGGGGCACGCTTTGCAGCGTGGTGATGAATTCATGCATCTGCGCGTCCATATCCTGCACAGACATGCGCCCGGCCGCGTATTCTTTTCCCAGCCGCTCGGCCTCTGCCCGTACCTGAACTTCCATCAAAATTGCCTGAGCCTCTGTTTTTGTCAGGTTGCCTCTGACAATATCCATCATTACCAGCGATTCCATGCTCACCCCGGCCTCTACCGCCGCGTCGCGCATGGATTGGTTCACGGCGTCCATGTTGAAAGCCATTTCGACGTCACGCGAGGCCAGCTCGCCACTAACCGCCTCCAGTGGCGCCATTGCCGACGTGAGCAGCGCCGCCTGCTCCTGCTGATCCGCCAATTTCGCGTTTAGTTCATCAGTACTCAAGCCCAGCCCGGCCGTGCCGCTGGTCAGGCTGCGTATTTCATCCTGAGTTTTTTCGTATTCGCCGCGCAGTTCGGAGAGGCTTTCGTTTTGCTCTGCTGTGCGGCCGCCAACGGTATAAAACTGCGTGCCCAATTCATCGTAGCTGTTCACCAGCAACGTATTGCCGTCCAGGATGTCTTGATAGGCAGCCACCATCTTCTCGTTGGCGGCGGCGTTGGCTTCCGCCTTTTCGCTGAGCGTGTCGTAATGCCCTGCCAGGCGCTCCATAATTGACGGCTGATTGCTCCACACGGACGAAATCACGGTTGTGGATTCGGTCAGATCGTCAGTGGCAGCCGTCGTATCTACGATGTATTTGGTCAGGTTTTGGTCTACCGAAGAATACTCCTCCCCCATTGCTACCGCTGCCGCCTGCGCTGTGGCGACCTCATACCACGCCTCAGTATTGCCGTGCAGGTCGCTCTCGAATAAATTCATGATATTAGCCACGTCGCTGGTAGTCAGCCCCGCTTCTTTCGCCGATGCCGCAAATTCATCATAGCCGTCCGACCCGGCAACCAGCGCCATGATCGAATCCTCAAGCGCCGCCTTTGCCTCATCCTGCGTCCCAGTGAGGCGTCCCAATGCCGAGCGCGATAAATCATAAGCCTCATTGACTCTGCCTAAACGCGCCTCTACCTCTTCATACGTTTGCGCCTGCTCCCTCCCCGTTTCCGCCGCCACTGCGACCTGTTCGCCGCCGGTCGCTACAACATTAATGTAGTCCGTTAGTTGGCGTGTTAATTCGGCAAAAATGATTTTACCTTCCGTCGCCGCCGGCAGCAGCAGGTTGCCGATAGCTGCATAGAGTTCCTGCGTGGCCGCCTCCGCTCCCCGGCTGACGTTGGCGTAGCTCTCCGACGTGCGGATCGCGTCGCCTTGCGCCGTGGCCGTTTGCTCCATGATGATATTGTATCTGGCCTGAATCTTCATGGCGTCGGTGATTTCATTTTTGGAGATACCCACGTTGTCAGCCATCACCCGTGCCTCTACCGCCGCCGCGCTCAACAGTACGCCAAAACGCCGCATCGGTTCGGCTTCGCCGATCAGGCCCGCTTTCAGCGCCAGCAGCGCGTCGTCCTCGGCGACGTTGTTAAAGGATGCCAAATCGACGGCCAATTTCGTGATACCGACTGCCATCTCCCCCGCCGCCTCTTTGCTACCCAGCGTATTCTCCGTCAACGCCCCCACGTCGGCAGCCATTGCCTTTAATTCGTACTGTGACCGGTTGGCGGCGGCGGCGAATACGTCCAAATCGCCTGCCACCCCCTGCGCGGCCGGCCCGAAGACGTAGCTAAATTTAGACGCCGCCTCCTCGATGTCCGACGCCGTTTCGATGCTGGCTTTACCCAATTGTAGCGCCTGCTGACCGATGGCAAGCAGTGCCCCCGTAGCTGCAATTTTAGATATGGCACTGCCGAACGTGCCGGCCGCGCCGCCGGACTGCTTCAGGCCGCCGTCAATTTTAGATCGCGCCTGTTTTAGATCGCCGTCTAATTTGTCCAGCGTCGCCCGGATCGGGACATACGCCTCACCTAATTGACTGCTCATTGCGCCTCGCTATCGCCTCATTGATTCGCGCCAGTTTTTCCGGCGTGGCCGCCTGCCGAAATTCCGTGCGCCGCGCCGCCAGATCGTTTTTGCTTAATTTTTGCGGCCGTTTGCTGCGTGCCAGCAGCGCCCCCAGCCGGGGCAGTCGCCTGGTACGTGTCAGCGCCGCCGTCATCCAGGCCGTTGTCATCTGCCGCCGCTCCTCCTGGCGCTGCCGCCAGTTATGCGCTTCGATGACCGCCAGCGTTTCGGGCGGCGTCATGGACCAATACTCGGCAATCGTCACACCGCAGCGCAGCGCTTCCCGCATCAGGCCGTCTAAATCGACGGCCGTCATCCGTTTGGGTCCGCGCCGTTGGGGACGTAGGAGATTACGTCAGAGACGGCGCGAATGACGACGGTGTATACCCCGGCCAGGCCCACCGCGTCCATGACATCGTAAGCGTCAGCCATCGTCACCCGTCCCGCCTCTCCCGTGTCACGCCGCGCCGCCTCCATACCGGCACGCAGCAGCGTTACCAGGTCGGTAATGCCCATTGCCTCATAGCCGCCGTTGATAGCGCCCATGACAGATTTGCCCATCACCGCCTCGGCGTCGGCTAATGCCCGGTTTGTGTAGAGCAGGTGGGTCTCGCGGTCGCCCGCTTTAATGGTCCCTTCGCCGCGTGCGCCCATTTAGGTTCCCACCTCGGTCCAGGCCCCGTCGATGGTCATGGCTACGGAAATGACCGATTCACCCTGATCCGGGTAATTTTCGGACATACTGTCTACTTTCGCATTGGCCGTTTCCAGCGCCACGCCGTCAAGTTCCCGCGCCACCAGAATCATGTCCCCGGCGCGGTTGGCGGCTTTCAATGCCGCGTATCCGGTGTCGGATTGGATGTAGAGATGCTCAAATGAGATTGTTGACGAATAGCGGCCGTAGCCAACCCGTTGATTGCGCGAATCCTTTGAGGAGTAATCCACATTGGCGGACGACTCCTCGACCGTGGCGTCGCGCTGGCTGCCAACGGCCTCATAGACCGGCACGGACGGCGTGCCGGTATTTACCAATACCAAAAAAAGTGCGCCATTGACGCCTGCATCTGAATCTGCCATGTGGCTAATCCTCCTGAGCGATCACGCTCACGCTAATAATACGGCCGTATATGTCGTCGTCGTCGGCGACAATCGGCCCGGCGCAGTCGGAAAGCATCCAACTGTAGCCATCAATTACTAATACCTGCCGGTGCAACAAAGTCCGCACCCGCTCCGCAATTTGCTCGACTACGGCGGCGCTGCCGTCAGCCGCCGCGTAACAACGCACGTCCCGGATTAGCGACCGTCCCCGCGTTTGTTTTGTGTCAAATGGGGCCTGCGTCACCTCCCCGGCCGTGACAATATAGGGCAGGCTCGCATTCCCCGGCACGGGGTCGGTGGTAAATACGGCCGGCTCGCTGCCGTAGGCTGCCAGCAGCGCCGTCAATGTGCCGTCGTTTGCCAGTTTGTTGTAAATCGCCGCCGTTAAAATGCTCATCAGCCTTCCAGGAGCCTCACGATCTTCTTTGCGTTGCCAAATACGGCCGGCCGCAAAAACGGCTGCGGCCCGTGCGTGTGGCTGCCCATCTCGATATAAAATCCATGATGTCGCGTTTCTGCCGACGGCCGCACGCCAATGCTGATCGTCACCTGATTCGCGCCACGCTCGACCACGTGACCGATTAGCGCCGCCACTTTGCCCCGCCGGTATCCCGCGCCCCACTTTGGCTCCCGAATACCCAGCAGCCGCCGCCGTGCGTCGTGCGCAACAAATTCACCGGCGGCGTTCCCGTTGCGTTCCAGGTTGCTCAATATCTCGCTTTTTA